TTCTCTAGGAACTGCAGATTCATTTTCACCTGCAACTATAAGAACAAAATTATTGAGCCATTACACTCTCGTTGCTCAGTTGTTGACTTTTCTGTTAATAAAAAAGACAAACCAGCAATAGCAGCACAATTCTTTTCTCGAATTAATCACATATTGGAAGTTGAGAGAATTGAATCTGATAAGAAAGTTATAGTACAATTAATTAATAAACATTTTCCTGATTGGAGGAGAGTGTTGAATGAATGCCAAAGGTATTCTGTAAGTGGTAAAATAGATAGTGGAATACTTGCAGCATTCTCTGATGTTGCTGTTGATGATTTAGTTAAAAATCTCAAACAAAAAAACTTTTCTGAAGTTCGTAAATGGGTAGTTGCTAATTTAGATAACGATCCCTCTGTTTTGCTTAGACGTATCTATGACTCTTTATATGATACAATGATACCAACTAGTATTCCTGCTGCGATACTAGTCATTGCAAAGTATCAATATCAAATGGCATTTGTTGCCGATCAAGAAATAAATCTTTTGGCAGCATTAACTGAAATCATGGTGGAGTGTGAATTTAAATGAAAGATGAATTGCTAAAGATGATCAAGGAGAAAGGATATCGTAAAGGTGAATTTACTTTATCATCTGGTAGAAAAAGTGAGCATTATGTAAATTGTAAACCTATTACTTTAGATGGTAGAGGTTTAGCAATTACTTCTGCGATGCTCATGGAATGTATAGATGAGAAATCTGTTGCTGTGGCAGGACTCACTCTTGGTGCCGATCCTTTAGTATCAGGAGTTGCAATTATGTCTGCATTTAATAGGGGAACTTTATCTGGACTTATAGTTCGAAAAGAGGCAAAGGGTCATGGAACTAATGAATACATTGAAGGTCCATTACCTCCAGAAGGATCTAGAGTAACTGTATTGGAGGATGTAGTCACTACAGGTGAATCATCAATTAAAGCAGTAAAAAGACTTCGTGATGCAGGTTATGAGGTTAAACGTATAGTTTCTATCATTGATCGTCAAGAGAATGAAGAAGCAAACACAGCGTTCAAGTTAGCAGGACTTGAGTTTTACAGTTTATTCTCTTTAGAAGAACTTTACAAATGACATACAATCAAATTTGTTTAACACTTCTAGTTATACTATCGTTATTAAATTATTTAAAATGAAAAACATGTCGAAATTAAAACATCAAGTTAAATCAAACAAATATTATATCTTCTGGGGTGCTGCTACAGTAGCAGTTATCATTGGTCAAGTTTACATTGGAATTGGTTATCGTCTGATGACTCAAAGTGTAAATGATCTAACAGAAGTTTTCACAATCATACAAGAACAAGATGATTTGAGAAGGTATGGTGATAGATTATATTGATGTCAATCAAATCTCTTAAGACACCATTAAGATATCCTGGTGGTAAATCAAAAGCAATTAAAACTCTTTCCAAATGGTATCCTAAAACTATTTCTGAGTATCGTGAACCATTTATAGGTGGAGGATCGATTGCGATTGATATTACAAAATCAAATCCAGATATACCAATTTGGATTAATGATCTCTATGTGCCTTTATACAATTTTTGGGTTCAACTTAGAGATAGAGGTGAGGAGTTATCTGAAAGAGTACGTGAAGAAAAGCAAAATACTCTTGATGAAGGTGATCCAGATAAGGTAACATCAAAAGCAAAAGATCTTTTCAATAAGTATAAAGAAGAGATTGATACTTATGATGACTTTGAAAAGGCAGTTGCATTTTTCATTATGAACAAGTGTAGTTATTCTGGTCTTACAGAAAATAGCACCTTTTCACAGACAGCATCTAACTCTAATTTTTCTCTAGTTGGTGCCGACAAATTGAAAGAATTTTCAAAATTAATTAAAAATTGGAAAATAACTAATGTAGATTATTCTGAACTGATGGTAGAGAAAGGATCAGATGATACATTTATATTTCTAGATCCACCATATGATATTAAAGATTTTTTATATGGAAAGAATCGTGAGATGCATAAATCATTTGATCATGATAGATTTGCAGATCAGGTTTATAATTGTATTCATAAATTTATGATTACTTACAATGTTAATGATCGTTTGAAGGAAATGTATGGCAATTACAATCTTGAGGAATGGAAATTAAGATATTCAATGGCACATCGTGGAGATAAGGGAACAAATGAGAATGTAAAGACAGAATTATTAATAACAAATTATAACATACATCCAGTATCACCACTTGAACAATTACTTGTATAATGGAACTTAAAGATTGGTTAAACTCTATAAATCAGACAAAGAAAAACTTGATTGATGAAGACTCATCGATTGAGAAAGATTATCCACCTTATATAATTAATCGTTGCTATTCTGGTCATCTTGATGCAATTATGTTTGCAAATGAGATGAATAAATATAACTTCTTACCAAAGAAGATGCAATATGACTTTTTTATAAATACCCTCAGAGTTAAGAAAAGATTTTCTCCTTGGCTTCGTAAGGATGAAATCAAAGATCTAGATTATGTAAAACGTTATTATGGGTATAGTAACGAAAAAGCAAAACAGATTATTAAAATTCTTTCCAAAGAACAACTTAATTTTATAAAATCGAAATTTGAAACTGGAGGATCGAAATGAGTGTCGTTAAAGAACCAGAGGTGAACTGGACATCGGATCAGATGGTGGAAATTTCACTAGGTGAACCTGATGATTTTTTGAAAGTCAGAGAAACTCTAACAAGAATTGGTGTCGCATCAAGGAAAGAGAAGAAAATATATCAATCATGTCATATACTGCATAAGCAGGGTAGATATTATATTGTTCATTTTAAAGAGTTATTTGCTTTAGATGGTAAACGTGCAAATTTAACTGTAAACGATGTCCAGAGACGTAATCGTATAGTTCAATTATTAGTTGATTGGGGATTAGTTGAGATTATAAATGCTGATAGAATACAAGATATAGCACCCTTAAACCAAATTAAAGTTTTGTCTTACAAAGATAAAGGTGATTGGATATTAGAGACAAAATATAATATCGGAAGTAAGAAGAAAAAGACCGACTAGGCATTTCTTTTTGTTAAGAAATCCTCACATAAGTATAAATTCTTTCATACATAATAATGAGTATATAAGGAGACGATGCCTATGCACAATCCAATATCATTCAACAATTTGAACTCTTGGGTTCCTTTCAACTTATCTAATTCAGACCCAATAGATGATTACTTTGAGTGTATTGTTGAATGTAAAGACGGAGACAAATCATGTGCATTAGAATGTAGATCACTTCTAGAATAGGAGAAAACCAATGAATCCTTAGAAAAAAGAGGGGGGTTAACCACCCTCCTTTTTTTGCGTTTTATGGTTAAATAGTATTGGATGCCGAAAGGATCCACATTAAATACTCGCTTACTAAGGAGAACTATGAACTTACAAAGATATCACTCTGCAAACTTACCAGAGTTGATGAAAATAATTTCAAAGAACGGTATAGGTATGGACGATTATCTAGACCGATTTTTTAATTCTTATGAAACCACAACAAACTATCCACCCTACAATTTAATTCATGTAAATAATGTTGAGTCTGTGCTTGAGATTGCTCTTGCAGGGTTCACTAAAAAAGAATTAAAGGTTTACACTGAATATGGAAAACTTATTGTTGATGGTCAAAAAGAGACGAAGGAGACGGGATCCGAGTATGTCCATCAAGGACTGGCTCAAAGATCTTTCTCAAGAGCCTGGACATTATCAGACGATGTTGAAGTCAGAGAGGTTCAATTCAAAGATGGACTTCTTACCGTCAAGTTGGGTAAGATAGTTCCAGATCATCATGCAAGGAAAGATTATCTTTAATGGTTAAGGGATACGATTTATTTGGAGATCATGGTAGAAACTTGCCCACTCCTCACGGTAGTGGTGCAAGACCCATGTATGGTGACATGGGTAAGTCTTGTAGACCAGATCCAAATCGTAAACTGACATATCCTCATGTCGTTGCTCTGTTTACTCTTGACTCTCACAATACCAGTTACTTTTTCAAAAGAGAAAATGGCACATACTATTGGTTACATTGTCGAAAAGAAAAAGATGATGTATATGTGGATGCAGATGAATTACAATTAGATCTTTTTGGAAATGATCCGATTCTAAGTACAGAGTACATTATGAAAGCAATTTATTAGGGATCTTGACGATCCCTTTTTTTGTGGTATAATATAAGGGTCAGAGAAATACTGACTGCGGTAATCCCCTTTGGTAGGTTCAGGATTAGCGGCGATAGGAATCTACCACAAATCAATCAGTTAAACAAATGGAAAAGAATATACAATGTATCATTTTGTCAAGTGGTGACGTTTTAATATCAGAGATTGAAGAAACTTTTGGTGACATACCTGGTGAACCAGACTGTAGACTAATTAGTCCCTTTAAGTTAATTAAAACAAAGGAGACATATACCCTAGAACCATGGTTGGATTTTAGCAATCAATCTGTTACAATGATGAGGTCAGGTGATGCACTTACATTTGTTGAACCAAATGGTGAATTACGTGACAAATATATTAAATTGACATCCTAATGAGGTTTTACACCAACGTTCAAATGGTTGGAGATAATTTCTTAGTTCGTGGTTATGAAAATGGAAGACATTTTGCCACTCGTGAGAAGTTCTATCCAACCCTTTTTGTCCCTTCAAAAAAGAAGACAAAATATAAAACCCTTGAGGGTGAGTATGTAGAATCTGTTGAACCAGGCACTGTAAGAGAGTGTCGTGAATTTATTCGAAGATATTCTGAAGTTGAGAATTTTAAGGTGTATGGTAATGACAGATACATCTATCAATATATTTCAGAGAAGTATCCAGAAGAAGAAATTAAGTTTGACTCAAGTAAAATTAAAATCACCACATTAGACATTGAGGTGAAGTCAGAGAATGGTTTCCCTGATGTAGAATCTGCTGCAGAAGAAATACTTCTTATATCAATACAGGATTATACAACTAAACAGATTCGCACTTGGGGTCAAGGACCTTTTAATAATAGACAAGAGAATGTTATCTATAAAGGATTTGATAATGAGTATGATTTACTACATTCATTTATCCACTGGTGGATGATTGAAGAAAATACACCAGAAGTCATCACTGGATGGAATAGTGAATTATATGATATACCTTATCTTGCACGTAGACTTGATCGTGTCCTTGGGGAAAAGTTGAAGAAAAGATTATCACCATGGGGTCTGGTGACTGAAGATGAAATTTATATTGCAGGACGTAAGAATATTACATATGATATTGGTGGTATCACACAGCTAGATTATCTGAATCTCTATAAGAAGTTTACTTACAAGGCACAAGAATCATATCGTTTGGATTATATCGC